GGGCCATCAGCTCCTGACGCGCCATGCTCGCCTGCATGATGTTGTCCACCGTGCCTTCAGCGTGCTTGGTCAGGCTGGCGCTGGCTTCCACACTGCCCAACGGAGACACGCCAGAGCGCTTCTCAATCAGCTGATCCAAGAGCTGCAGGAAGGGCAGAGCTTGAGCCCCATCCCACCGTTGATCCATCCGCCAGCTTGCATCCGGCGACTTGTGAGCAATGGCATCGCCTGGCTGATTATCCATCAGCGCCTCAGCATCCACCTTGCCTTCGACATAACCCCAGCGTGGGTGATTGGTCAGGAACAGGCCATCAATGATCTGGCGTGTGGCCTCGGTGCGCAGACGCTGCACGTCCTCGGTCACGTCAGCAACAGACAAGCCCTCAATTTGGTGTGGCATTGGGACCGCAGGCATGATGACGAACGGGTGACCATCGGTCGGCTCGATGTCCAGAATGACGCCGCCCCCGGTGCCGGCAGCATCACCGCCCACCGTGACCTTGTTCCACTCCGCAATGCCGTCGCCATCCAGGTCCACGCGGATATAGCACTCCGCAACCATGACCTCTTCCATCGCCGCATCTTGGCGACCGGCTGCATTCTTGTCGGTGTTCTCGGTGTCGTAAGTGCGACGACGCACGCGCCCGCCTTCCACCTCAGTCGTGGCCGGTATCTTGTCGATGACCTCTTTGTCATACCCTTCAGCCACCAGATCCGAGCGGGTCGGGAAGTCCAGATGAGCCACGAAAGGCAGATCGTCCATGTCAGCAGCACGGCGAGCCCAGATGACCTGCCGCGGCGGGACAGCCACAACACGCACCCGGCCCTCTTTCCACTGGCGCGACACGCGCAGGTCAAAAAGCTTGACCCCGCCTTGCTCTTCCTCAGACAAGACCTCCATGTCCGCATCTGGAGCCTGCTGCTTCAGAGCCAGAACCTGCTGATCCGTCAGGCCTGAGAAGCGCTTGGTTTCTTCGCGCTCCTCTTCTGCCCACCAGCACTTCCACACACCCACTTTGCAGATAAGCGCGTCCTTGATGACAGACCGGCTGACCCGGTATCCGTTATTGTCCACGTTATAGACATGGTTGGCATAGTCGGTGGCTTGCCGGGCATATTCGGTGTTCTGCTTCTGCTTCTCAGGGTCTGCCGCAGCCACAGGCGCAAAGCTCACCGCCTCGTCATTGCCGTGGAACACACGCATGAAATACGGGATCTGGCTTTCAATCGTCTCATAGACCGAGCGGTCAATGTGAGTTGAGAAGCCATCGCGCTCTGAGCCATACGGCTTGCCAAGATACGCATCAATGTTGCGGTCAATCTCGGTGGTGAAGCTGTCATCCTGCCAGCCGGTGGCGTCGCCCATCTCAGCTGTAATGATAGCCAGCAGCGCGCTTTCATCCACGCTCCCATCGCTATCTCGCAGCAGGTTCTCAGCAGCCATTAACTCACCCTTCGAATGCGGTTGGCCGGACGGGTCCGGCTTGGCGGTGTCGTAGCTTCACGCAGCATCATGATGGCGTAGCGTGTCGCGGCCATCAGATCGTCGCGCTCCTTGACCACAACCCCGTCCTTGCGGTGGTAGAGCCGGAACTCTTGCCACCAATCCTCCAGATGCTCAGCGACCTTGAGCCGCCCTGTCTGCATCCGGTCCAGCATCTCCATCAGCCCGGCCTCGACGCCGTTGCCGCCCTCTTCAAACTGAGCGCGCTCCTCGCACATATTTAGACCCTGCTGCTCATACAGATCAGCCAGCCGGTCACCGGAGCCCTTGTCGTGTTGCAAGCCATCATGCGGCCAGGCCCACGGTATCCAATCACCCCAAGGCTTCACCGCAGCCGCGATCAGAACCGGCGTGGCCTCGCGCTGCCGGTGCGTGCGGCGCACATACACACAGTCCGCATCCCGGTCATGCCTGACCTCGACGCAGGCTGTCGGGTGGTCCCAGCCAAAGTCGATGCCGCCAATCGCAGGCAGGCTGTCGATGAAGGCCTCCTTCTCAGGCGTGGCTTCGTACCGGATCTCTTCCTCAGCAATCGGGAACACCCGGCCAGATCCAAGCGCCGGTATGCCCTTCACCCGTGCTTCACGCTCATGAGGAGGATATGAGGCAATAATCTCGGCCCGCTTCTCAGCCGGGATATGCTCAGCGTCCTCAATGGTCATACGGGTGATGTGCTTAGACATGCGCCCAGCGTTCTCGCTTTATGATGCGGTGGATCTGCGGATCACCCACACCAAACTCACGCGCCAGCTTGCTTTGGCGCTCACCAGCCTCAGCCCGCCTCCGAATTTCTCTCACCTTGTCTGCGGTCAGCTTGGCATACGGCAGGGCCTCGCCCCGCAGATCCGTGCCATGCTTCTTGCGGTCGGCTTGGTTAGCCTTGCGCGTATCCCAGCGAAGGTTCTCAAGCCTATTGTCTGTGCGGTCGCCGTTGTTGTGACAGGCTTCCATGTCTTCAGGACACGGCCCCACGAAAGCCTCCAACACCAGGCGATGAGCGAGCCGCGTTTGGGGCTTGCCTGCGTCGTCATTCAAAATGAAGTAGCGATACCCATTGTTGTGAGGCTTCGGGGTCAACTCATATCCCGCCTTGTAGCGCCGACCATCTGTTGCCCGGCGCACACTGCCCTCATTGCTCACTTCGTAGCTCTGAAAGCCCGGTATCGGTCGCCACGTCATCGTCATTGAGAAACCTCATCACAACGTCCGACATCCCCAGAAGCGGCGTGAAAGTGAGATACACCATGCCGCCCGTCGCATTCGTGCGGGTCAGCGCCTCATAGTAGATGTCTGCTGGCGGCTCCTCATCGAGCCAGATAATGTCCAGAGTGTCGGCCTGGAATTTCTCCCGGCCTTGGTCATAGCTTTTGAACACCAGAGAGCTGTTGCCGCCGCTCTTGTGCTTTACCGTTACCGACGCCACCGCGTTGGGGACGTTGGGCCTGCGCTTTGTCTCAATAATCTTGGCATGAGGGATAAGCCCCGTGCCAAGCGCTTCGCTGTCCGATGGCTCACCGCAGAGCAGTCGCTGCACGCCATCGCGCGTCACCTCTGATGTGACCGATGCAGCCCACGCCCTTACTGGCTTCTCCCATCTGCGCCCTTCCCACCAATCGGGATACTCACCCGTCAAGTGGAATGCCATCTCAGCAGACCCACAATAGGTTTTGCCGGTCTGATTTGATGCCATCAGCAACCGTTCACGATGCTTGGCACCTGCCCTGTGAAAGTCCTTCTGCTTGGCGTAGGGCTTGTACCTAGTGAGTGCGCTTCGACGCAGCCGATCCAGCCTGGCCTGCAGAGCCTCCGCTAGGTCCGCCCTCAAGGCGTTCAATGGCTGCGGCGAGCTGGCTGATGTGTCCATCAAGCTGCTCATCCGTCATGTTGTCGATGTCTTTGACGTTGACGTTCATTTCCTTGGGCAGGATGCCGGCGACCACCTTCAGGAAGTCCTGGGGCCGCTCTTCAATGACGCGATTGATGGCCTCCACGCCCTTGTCTTCCCAGGCTGCGTGCATGTCCTGCAAGAAAGCCTCGCCCAGCTTATTGCGTGAGCCCTTGGGCCTGCCAGGGCCTCCATTATAGCCCTTTACAAACTGGCCTGTCTCTGGATCGCGTGCATCATCCTGTTCTGGCTTGGGCTTACCGGGCATAGGCAGTGTCCAATCCTTTGTGTGGGCTGACCAAGGTGCTGCCGGGGAAGGCTTTCGCCCACGCCTGCTGGAAGCCCCTCGCCTCTTGAGCTTGCATCTGCCTGCGGCCAATCTCATCAACCGTCTTTTTGTGCGCCTCTGCTTGGCGGTGCATCCGAAGGGCGCTCTTCACATTCAAGCGAAGCTCTGCCGGTGTCTGCTTCTGGATAGGCCCGCCGAAATACTCAGCCATCCGAGCTATCGCGCGCTCAAAGGCGTATTCATCAGCCATCTGTCAGCTCCTCCAGGGTGAGGTGATACCTCTTGCCCTCTTCAAACTGCTCAATCCATTCAGGGTCTACGATGTGCTGGATGCGGACCACCGCCTCACCAGCGTTAAGCAGTGTCTTATCTTGGCCCGTCGATAGCGTGACGCTGTTCTGTCCTCTGTGGATGCACAAGAGGAGCAGTTCACGTCGCTGCATGGGCTCTCCAATGGGGGACCGGCTCACGCTCAGGTGACTAAGGCTCGAAGCTGTCTGTGGGTTCGGCGTGGCCGGTGTTGTCATCTGCGCTCTAGGCGCACTTGTGACTTTACTCTTCTGACGGTTTGGCATGATTTGCCCGCCCTCGCAAGCCTACAGCCGAAGTGCCTTGGCAATCTCGCTCAAGCCCTGCTGAAGATACTCGATCCGAAGCGTGGGCCTTTTTTGCTCGACCACCTCCACGCAGACGTGATGGACACCGGAATGGTGGCGCAAGAGCGCGGTCTTGATGATCTGCAGGGTCTGCCGGGCTCTCTGCTCGCGCTCAGGGTTGAGCTCTGGCTCTTCACCTCGCACGCCATCCTTTTGAATAGCCAGACGGGGCCCCTCCCCGGCCAGCAGATCGCGCTTGGCCGAGCGCCAGACCTGTGCGGCCAGGGCCTGAGTGTCTGTCAGCATCGGATCTTTGCCACGATGCAGCACGTCGATGGGGTCATCCAGATCAATGGGGCTGCGAGCGTTGCCGGTGACAGCCTTGCGCTTAGCCTGGATCTGATCGGTGCCACGATCTGGCGTCCAGATGCGCTTCTTGCGCCCGTTCGGCTCACGGCGAGGCACACCCCACCAGTTTCTGCGTGGCTTCAATGTCGCCTCCATCATTTGCTCAGCTCCCGAAGGTCTAACGCCACCTTCGCCAAGATATCCGCCTGCATTCGCATCTCTGACTTGCTCAGCTTCCGGTTCAGCATCCCGCCGACCGTCAGCACCCTGTTGCGTAGGTCCGCTTGCTTCGGGCTCATGCTGCGCGCTCCTTAGCTTGGCGGATCAGGTCCGCTGGGGCTCGGCACGCAGCCCTGGCCCCCAACCGTCAGGCCACGTTCTGCGCGCAGCCCAGGCTTCGAGCCTGACACGCCACAGGTCTGGATCCTCAGCCGCCACAGCCTTCTCAGCGTTGACCGTCTCAAAGCGGCGTTCGTTCAGCCAAGTCGTTGGATGCGGCACATACCGCTCATCGGTTCCAGCCATTGCTTTGCGGAATGCTGGCAGAGACTGCTCTGCAAGCTGCTTGTCAGCCTCACTCAAACGCTCAAACGCTTTCGATGCTTTCGCCTTCGATGCGTTCAGCTTTCGGGGGTATGATTTCCACCACGCCTCAAACCGAACCGAATACCCCGGCGCACGCTTCCCCTGTTTAGGGGATATAGGGGTATTATATGTATCTGGTTCTGTATGGTTGGACCGTGGAGATTTTAACTTCTTGTTTTTA